CAGTCCGTAATTTAGTATTAACTGGAATGGGTGAAAGACCATTTCAACCTAAGACTGGATCACGTTTAAGAGAACTATTATTTGAACCATATGATGTTTTTGTTGCACAAGACATTAAAGAAGAAATCATCAACGTTTGCACAAGACTAGAACCTAGAATAAATGTTCGTTCGGTTAGAGTACAGCAAGATCCAGAAGATGATAACAGTCTCCGTGTTGAACTTGACTATAAGATTATTGGTGAAACTTTAGTGCAAACCGTTGATTTCTTACTGGAGCAAGTATAGATGCCCGCAATACCATCAAATTTAACATCTCTTGATTTTGGAGAGATAAAAGAATCCATCAAATCGTATCTAAGAACTAGAACAGAATTTACAGATTACGACTTTGATGGATCTGCTGCGTCATATCTTCTAGACGTATTAGCATACAATACTTATTATTCTGCTTTCAACGCTAATATGGCGATGAATGAAGCATTTTTAGAGTCGGCAACAATAAGAGACAACGTAGTAAAGATAGCAAAACAATTAAATTATACACCTAGATCAATAAAAGCAGCAAAAGCGTGTGTTGCATTTGCAGTGCAAACAAGTTTTCTTGGATCAGGAACAACATATCCATCTACCGTAACTATTCCTGCGGGCGATGTATTTGTATCTGCTGTTGATGGTCAAGCATATACATTCACAGTTCCACAACCAATCACTTCTATGGTAGATCAGCAGACTGGTCTTGCAACATTTAATAAAACAGTAATATATCAAGGTAATTTATTAGAGTATGAGTACAACGTAACTGACGTTAAAAAAAGAAAATATGAGATTCCTGTTGACAATGTAGATACAGACTTACTTTATGTGTCTATTTCACCTAATGCTCAAAGTGAAGAAATAGATACTTACAACCAAATTACAAATATTGTAAATGTAGATGGTACAACTCGTGGTTATTTCTTAGAAGAAACGGATGATCTTAGATATACTGTAATATTTGGTGATGGTATTATAGGTAGAGAGTTAATAGCGGGTGAGGTTATAAGACTTAAATATGTTAGAACTAATGGACCAGAAGCAAATGGTTGTAAGAAGTTTACTTTTATAGGTAGAGTAACAGATAATACTGGTCGCAATGTACCTGCTGCAAACATCTCTATAGCAACCGTAGATGCCTCTCAGGACGGTGAAGCAGGAGAAGATGTTATATCTATCAAGTACAACGCTCCAAGGGCATTCAGTGCCCAAAACAGAGCAGTTACGGAGTCCGATTATGAGTATGTTACTAAACTGGTTTATCCTCAAGCAAAGTCTGTTACTGCTTATGGTGGAGAAAGAGTCTACCCACCTGTATATGGAAAAGTATTTGTTGCTGTAAAAACTAAATCTGGTGCAGCGTTAAACGCTACTACCAAGAAACGTATCAAGAATGATTTATTGAAGTATTCTATGGCAGCGATCGAACCAGTAATTATCGATCCTACAACTCTATACATACGTCCTAAGACATATGTGTTCTTTGACGGTACATCAACAAACTTATCAAATAATGAATTGGCATCTAGAGTTCTTGGTGCTATTGATGACTTTAATACACAAGGATCTGCAAATAGATTTAATGGAAGGATTGACACATCTGCGTTCCAAACAATGATTGATCAATCTCAAAATAGTATTGTTGGTAATCAGACAACAATGACACTTGGTTTAAATGTATCTGGATTCCCATTTGGTTCTACATTCACTCAATGTGTAGATTTTGGTAATGCTATTGTAAATCCTGGTGATATTGGTTCTGGTAATTCTAGTGATGGTGTGGCAGTATGTAGTCCTAAATTTTCTGCTGTAAAGAGTGGAACATTTTATTCTACAGGTTACACAGATGCGTTATTAGATCTTGCTGTATCATCTCAACAGTTAACAACAAATTCAGTATTAAGTATTAGTACATTTGTAGAAAATGATACAAGTGCTCTTTTACCAGTGAATGTGAGAGATAATGGTAGAGGTGAATTAATAATGGTTACAAAACTAGATGAAAAAGAAGTTATTCTTAAGTCTGGTGTTGGAACTGTTAATTATAAAACTGGAGAAGTTTGTCTAGGTCCTATAAACGTAGCAAGCACTCCTGATGGAACATCACGTATTCCTGTTACAGTTCTGCTAGATAGTGGTAATGTAAATATAGGAACTGGTGTAGATCCAACTATTTTCAACCCACAAGTAATCACTATAGACTACACCATTGATGGAACTAGCGTTCCAAACTTCGATCCGTTAGATTTTACTCCAATCAACTTTGACGGAACCTCGATAAATATAATTGATTATCCAACCACGGTATTTGATTACCCTGAGTTTGACACTTGCTTCTAAAGCACCAAGAATAATAAGAGATGAAGTCAGTTAAGGTATCCCAACGGTTACAGGACCAGATCCCTGCGTTTATAAAAGAAGAGGATCAGTCTTTTGTAGACTTGTTAGTACAATACTACAAGTCACAGGAGAAAAGTGGTAAACCGTATGATATATTAAACAATATACTGAGTTATACAGATATTTCGAGTGAAGAATATAATCCTAACTTTATTTCATCTGAATCTGTTGTATTAGATCGTGTTGGTGCTGCTGATCAAAATATTACTGTAGAGACCGTTGATAATTTTCTTGAGAAAGACGGAACTATCAAGATTGATAATGAAATTATATTTTATGAAGAAACAACAAAATCTCCAGAGGTTGTATTCACTCCAGGTGTCAACCAAGTAGAATTTGATAAAAAAATACAAGAATTAGAAAATATAAGAACACAGTTTGATGGTGTAAAAACAAGTTTTGAATTAAAATTACTTGGAACACCAATAACACCAAACTCTGTCGAATATTTACGTGTTATAGTAAATGGTTTGCAGTTAGAACCTAATATTGACTATTTTCTTGATGGGTCAAATATTAGATTCCAGACTCCACCCACAAATACTCTTGGATCTACTCAAATAACTAAAATTGAGTATCTTATAGGTTATACAAGTGTTCCTGTTAGAGTTTTAGACACACTTAATATAGATTTGTCTCTTGATGGTGCAAAAATATTACCTTTAAGAAGAAATACTGCTCCATACTCTCCATTATCTACAATTTCTTGTTTGATTGCAGTAAACGGTGTAGTTAAAACTGCATTTACAGATTTTACAGTATATAACGATCACTTAATACTTAAAGAAGCAGTTTCTGACGGTGATAAAGTCACAATTAGATCTGTAGAACTTATTGCACCTCAATTTGGTAAAGGTGCTTCTGCTATTGCAAGAGTCAATGATAATAAAGTTACAGATTTAATAGTAAAAGATGGTGGTAGTGGATATAGAATTAATTTTACACCAAAAGTAACTGTATTAACTCCTGTAGGTGTTTCTGGTAAAGAAGCAACTGCTCAAGCACTTATAAACGGTATAAAAAATGTACAACTAATTGATGGTGGTCAAGGTTATACATCTGCAAACCCACCAATAGTTGTATTTGATACACCTGCCGATCCTTCTGGTTCTATAGCAAAAGCAACTGTAACTGTTGATGATGCTAGTGGTCAAGTTACAGCAATCAACGTTCAATCATCAGGTTCTGGATATGATTCTATTCCATCCATAAGTTTTACAAATCCTGGTGGTGCAACTATTTCTGACGCACAAATAGATCTAAATGATAATGGTAAGGTAGTTGATGGATCTATTACAGTATTAACAAGAGGTCTTAACTACGCTACACCACCAATAGTTTATATTGATGAACCTGCTGATCCTATTGGTATTAGAGCATCTGCTGTAGCAGTTTTAGATGATCAGAGTAGAGTAGACAGGATTGAAATGATTTCTCCTGGTAGAGGATATGTAACTCCTCCTAGATGTCGTATTATTGATCCTGTGGGTGCTCAAATATTAGACGTTAAGGTAACAGGGACTAAACTTACTGATATACAACTATTAACTGGTGGAAGTGGTTACAATGATGCACCATCTGTCTATATTGTTGATAATAGAAAAGATTTATCAGGTAATCCTATTGGTGGTACTGGTGCAACTGCTGTAGCAACTATATTCAATGGTGAAATTACTGATATTAATATAACAAGTTTTGGTGACGGATATTCTGAAGATGAACCACCACAAGTCTTTATTGCAAGTCCAAAAGCAGCAGCAGCGTCTTGTGATGTTGGATTCCAAGAAGTTACAGGTTTTACAGTACACTCACACGGTTCAGAGTATCAACCATCTCAATTTGTAAATTGTAAGAGAGGTGTATCAGGTGTTTCTTCATATGATATTAGGGGAAATCAAGTATTTACAAATGAAGCACAAAGTATTCAATCATCTCACGAAATTGGAAGCACTATTGAGAATCTTGATGCCTTATTCTCTAGAACACTATATGAACGTTTTGTAAACCAGTTCTTACCTGATGCAGATATTGATTACACTAAAATCAATGCTCCACAGATTATTAAGACAATAAAAGACTTCTATGTGTCTAAAGGTACAAAAACTGCCACAGAGTACTTATTTAAAGTCTTATTTTCAGAAAATGTTGATGTTTCATATCCAAAAGATGAATTAATTAAACCATCTGCTGCAACTTGGTCTGTTGATACAATTATTCGTGTAGAATTGATAA